AATTAAGTTTAAACATAAAAATAAAGAAACAATTATGAAGAAGATTAAGACAATCGAGGCTGTCGCAGCCTACAGAACATTGAAGGCATTGAAGACATCATCCATGAGCGATGATGCCGCTATGCGAGTTTGGAAGAATATGAAGGCACTGCGCCACGTAGCCGATACCTACGACAAGGATGTGGAGGAAGCGCAGGAGAGCTTGAAGGACGATAAGTTCGAGGAGATGCAGCGCAAGCTCCAGGAGTGCCAGCAGCTTGAGCAGAAGCACGCCGATGAGGGCTACGAATACACCAAGGACGATTCAGCCAAGTTCGCTGAGGTCAATGAGTATTTCTACAATCAGAAGCAGAAGACCGAGAAGTACTTCTCAGACCTTGCCGACAAGGAGGTAGAGGTTGCCATTGAGGCAGTTGACGAGAAGGAGTTGTTCAAGGCAGCGAAAGATTGCGGCTTGAAGTTCGCTGATATGGAGAGCCTTGAGGTTGTGATAGGATAAACACTGATAAGTAGATATAGAAATAGCGTTAGAATTTGGCAAGAAAGCCGTTCTAACGCTATTTTTGTGACTTATTACTTTCAGATTGTTATTTTTTATAAAGTTTAACAATAAAATATTGCGCAAAACGAACAGAATTGTGCAATATTGTTTATTTTTGCAGAACTTTCCTTATTATTAAGAATGAGGAACTAAGAATAAATAATAACCCCAAAAACAAAAGGAGAAGAATTTATGACTAAAGAGGAAGAAGATGAAGTCCATCGGTTAGTTCAATCAGTCGGTGTTGTACAGTTGTCAAGAGTAATGTTTAAGGACATGGACGTTAGCGAAATGATAAACGTCATTATCCTTGCAGGTAGAGGCTACAGCATAAAGCTACTCACTTGGTTTAAGTATTATTGTGAAGTGATGCCTCTGTTTATCATGCTTTTTCATATTGCATGCATGGTAACATTTGCGTCTCATGAAAAAGAAATGTGCGTATGGTTTAAGGAGAATTGGGTATCGGCAGCATTTATCTATTTTTCCGTTTACATCCATCCGCTTGTACTTATAATTGCGAGCAGATTCTTTTGGCTCTGCTACAGATGGCGTATTCCGATGATAATCTATCTATTTGGGATAAATGCTATTCATATCGTATACTGGAATGTTTTTACCACCAACGAAATGGTGGAAGCTAATGTTGTAATACTTGTAATGACCATTATATTTTATGTATATGGTTTTGCCGATAAGTATTTCTCAGGCAAGGGCTGTCAAAGTTTAATCTCTAGATTATAATGATATGGGAAAGTTATTTGGTTATCACACCTTGGGAGTGTTATTAAAATCGTTATCGGATTCTTGTTTTCGAGCAGACGAGCAAGAGAAGAGAGGGGAGAAGGTAACTGCTTGCGGAATGAGTAGCGATGAGATAGAAGACCTTTGTGAGAACTATCTGCCGTATGCTCTCAACCCGATGCTATCCTCTTTGGAAGCAAGCGAAGCATCAACTTCACAGAGGAGGACTTTGTAGAGTTGAAAGATTTGATAATAGGTTAAAATATATAAGATATGGAAGCAAAAGAGATTATGAGTAAGTTTGATGAGCTGTATGGAATGATGGCTTCATCAACCAACGTGAAGTATATGCGCACATTTGGAGACACAATGCGCTGCATGATGAAGGATATGGCATCAAAGCACCCAGAGTTGGCGCAAGAGTATCTTGATAAGCTCTGCGCCATCAAGTGGAAGAACTATCTTACCAAGAATGAGGCATCAGAGATTGTAAAGGGAATGAATCCATCTGCAACATGGGATATGCAGACATGGCTCAATGCTATGACTGGTCTAGGACTTGCGACAGAGGAGAAGCCTTACTGTAACGACTATGCTCTTTACGTTGCTATGAATCAGGTTGTAAGCGACCATGGATGCACTATTGCCAAGATACTCGGAAAGGATGACGTAAAGGACATTGGCACTGAGCATCTGGTTAAGTATGCCAACCACCTTGCACTCGATTTGTTGAAAGACAAGGATGGTGTGTACGACATCAGAGAATATTTCTTGAAGTAACACTAAAAATATACGGTTATGAAAAAGGTATTTGAAAACATATTGGCAAGCAACGATATACAGGCTATTAAGAATTGTGTTGCGACAATGGCTGATTGTTGCGAAGTTGGAATGAATGACAGCGTAATGCTTGATATGATTAAGCAGATAAAGGGAGAGATTGGTGCGTGTCATTATGACGAAGAAATGGCAGATATGCACCTTTGTCTCATTGAGCAGTTTCATACTAAAGACGTTGCCAAAGACTATTGGCACGAAGTCAAGAACGACAACATTACCATTAATGATTGGTGCGTTTTGTGGGGTGAAATGGTAAAACGCAACGCCGGAAAGATCAAGAAGTGGTTCCCGAAAATCAACACGCTTGATTTCGAGAGAAAGATTTTCGACGAATGCGTTTCTTTCCTGGAAAACGGCGGAATGCCATATTATGATCTGAATATCTGATTTTTTCGTTATTCTGAATGAAGTTTCGGTTTTTTTTGCTATCTTTGCATCAAAAGACCGAAACTTTATTTTTATTAATTATTCAGGATAACAGATTATGACAGATTTATTAGATTCTTCACAGATTCGGCAGATGGTTGTAAATATATTTTCAGCTATACTTGCCTTTGCAACGCCAACGGAAGGCTTCGTTTTGGCGTTAGTTATCGCATTTGGCTTCAATATCTTCTGCGGTATGCGAGCTGACGGCGTGAGTGTTGTACGATGCAAGAACTTTTCTGTATCGAAGTTCAAGAACGCACTTTTAGAGATGCTCTTGTATATTGTTATTGTGTATTTCATGTATGGAATCATGGTAAGTTGCAACGACAATACAGAAGCATTATTTGTGATTAAGATGCTTACGTATATATTCTGTTATGTGTATATATGCAATTCGTTCAAGAACCTTATTAAGGCGTACCCTAAGAATGTTGCATTCAGAGTTATTTATTACATTCTGAGGTTTGAGTTTGCGAAGGCATTGCCGAGTTATTGGAAACCGATATTGGAGAGATTGAATCAGGAGTTTGATAAAAAAGAGGAGGAAAACAAAAATGGAAGTACTAATTGATAGGGCTTGGAAAAAGGATGACTATACTATTAGTCGTCTGTACGTGAATGGCAAATTGTTCGGATGCAATACTCTTGAAGATACAGACAGAGGATTGAATCAGAAAATGGATTTGGACGAAATCAAAAACAAAAAGGTATATGGGCAGACTGCAATACCAATCGGCAGCTATGAATGTGTATATACCTATTCTAACAGATTCAAGAAGATGTTGCCATTACTTCTGAATGTCAAAGGATTTGAAGGAATACGCATACATAGCGGTAACTCTTCAAAAGACACAGAGGGTTGTATTCTTATCGGTAAAAACGATAAGAAAGGATGGGTTAGCGATTCTCGATTTTGGACAAACAAGCTCATTCAGACCATGAAGACAGCTTGGGATAAAAAGGAAAAAGTAACGATTGTAATTCAGTAAGCTTATGAAACTGATTGATAAGATAACAAGAGTTGTAATTGCTATTGCAGTAACAATGCTGATTCTATCAATGTTCTGTAGATGCACTACTACTAAGTATGTTCCTGTTACAGAATACAAAGATAGGGTCTTAGTAAAGACGGATTCTTTATTGAAGACTGATTCCGTCTATGTGCATGATAGCGTATCTGTTTATATTAGAGGCGATACAGTCTTCAAGGACAAGTACTATCTTCAATATAAAGACAGATACATTGTAAGAAACAAATCAGATACCTTGATTGTACGAGATTCGATTCCATATAAAGTTGAGGTTGGCAAGCAACTATCAAAGACTGACAGAGCTTTCTTGAATATAGGTAAGATAGCATCAGTTTGTCTTTTTATAGGCATTCTCGCATTTTTAGGTTGGATATACTGGAAGTTAAAACTACATAAACGTTCTTAGTTTTTTCTTATGTTTTTATTTGGTTATTGATTTATAAACAAAAGGGGGTGACCGCACGCGATGTGTAGCCACCCCTAAACATATAGATAATGCACAGAAGTTATTCGTCAGCCTGAATAAAAGAGATTCCATACTTTTCAGTATAGTAATTCTCGTTTTTCACACGTATTGTTTGTGAATCGTAATATAATACAGTTTTGTCAACAGTTTCATAGAAATAACCATACTTT